AATTTTATTGAAAATTCTAATGAAGATTTTCAAGAAAGAATTAAAGCAATACAATGGTTAGATGAGGCCGATTATCCCAGGTATATATCAATTGCATTAAAGAAATACTTTGAATTGAAATCCGAGAATAAAGATGTAATTTTTATGTTATTGCCCTGGAGTCTTCCATTTGATCAAAAAAATGATTTGGGAAAATATTATGTAGAAGAAGAACTGGTTGATTTAAATGGATTTCAATCAGTATCAGATTATTTGAGTGTAAATAAATGTCATATTTATGATAGTTGTAAGGCATTTAATGGAAATTATAAATATACACTTAAAGATGATCATGCAAATTCTGAAGGTCATAAATGGGTAGCATCTAAAGTAGTAAATCATATTAGAAATAAATTTTATACAGAAGAAAATTCAAAATTTAAGGGGATGGATTTATTGTGAATGAGAATCAGTTTTTTTTAGAATTATTTCCACAAGATTATGAACTTCTTGATATAAAAAACTTCAAAGATTTTGATGGGAGTTCATTTCATTTTGTAAAAGATTTGGAAGAATTAAATCAGCGAGATGAAGAAGAGGGTCCAGTTTGTGAGTGTGTGGGTGAGAATACTAATAAATCATTAACATTATATTTCCAATCAATCATCAATCAAGGTATTGAATTACCTATTTTTGTCAATTCAAAGAATCAAGTTATGGATGGGCATCATAGAATACAGGCATATCATTTACTTGGAAGAACTGAAATACCTGTCTATCGAAATAGATTATGGAGAAATCATGGATTCTGTTGGAAACAAGGATTATTAGGTAAAAGGAGATTAAGAACACGACCATGGTAAAGAGAACAAGACCACTAAGTAGTAAACGAGACCAAATAGCAGCAATAGCTGCATTAGAGTTGGATAATTACTTCACTACTAAAAAAGATGAAGTTTACTTAAATTTTAAACAAGAAGTATTAAACAATCCTATTAAATGGTGTATATCAGAAGATAAACGAGATTGTGGAAAATCATATGAAGAGATTTCACCTGAAGTACATGAAGTAATGATTGCAGTTTTTCGTCAAGATGCACCTTTAGATGTAAAGTATTTGATAGATTTTTTAGATATGGATGCATTTGTACATGAAAAAACTTATATAAATCAATCAGCAACACATGGTATGGGATTGTTTGCTAAAGAAGATATACCTGCAAAAACAACAATGCATAGTATAACGATACAATGGGGGTTGTGGAATCATGCAGCTAAACCAAATGATAATTGTATTGCAATAAAGAGTAAAGGAGTTAATGAGGAGAGAGTTTGGAGTTTGTTAACAATACGAGATATTGAAAAAGATGAAGAATTGTTGATTGATTTTGAACATTCTGGCCCAAACTTTCCCTTTTGGTAAACAAGTAAATTTAGTTTCTTTATATTTATAAGTGTAAAACTACATAGGAAATTCAATGATTAAATTACAAAATATTATTGAGGGTGTACAAGATAAAGGTATTTTTAAAGCCGTATTTCTTGCAGGGGGCCCTGGAAGTGGAAAAACAAGGTCAGCAAGATGGATATTTGGTATTCCAGACAAGTTCAATATCAGTATGAGTGGTATGAAAATGGTGAATTCCGATAAAGACTTGAAACATTTATTAAAGAAATTCGGATTCGGTACTGATTTGGATAAAATGCCAGATGAATTATTTTCACATTTGACTGGACAATCAAAGGATATGGTTAGTAAACCACAAGATGTAGATAGTGGACTGCGAAAGTATGCTAAAGAACTTACTGCCCAAAGAATGAAATTGTATAAACAGGGTAAAATAGGAATGATTATTGATGGTACAGGACACGACTTTCAAAAATTACATTCAATGAAAAGCGAATTAGAATCAGAAGGATATGATACCTATATGGTATTGGTAAATACTTCGTTAGAGGTAGCACAGAAAAGAAACCAATTAAGAGATAGAATTTTACCACCACAATTATTAGAGAAGAGTTGGAAAGATGTTCAAAAGAATATAGGAGCTTTTCAGAATTTATTTAAACAAAATTTCGTGATAGTTGATAATTCAAAACATCTATCCGATAAAGAAGCGGAGGCTAAATTTGTACCATTGGTTACTAAGGTTGTTAGAAAATTTGCTAACATACCTATCAAAAACCCACTCGGAAGAAAGTGGATTGAAAAACAAGTCATACTTAGAGCAAAAGGGAGAAAATAAAATGTTAACTACCTTTGATGAAATAATCGAAGTAACTTTAGAACACGAAGGTGGATATGTTCATGACCCGAAAGACTTGGGTGGTGAAACTAATTTCGGCATTACGGGTAGATTCTATCCTGATGTGGATATAAAAAATCTTACAAAAGAAGGTGCTAAAGAAATTTATAAAAAAGATTATTGGGATAAGAATAAGGTAGATGATTTATCTGATGATTTAAAACATATCTATTTTGATATGTGTGTAAATCAAGGTAGAGGAACTGCCGTAAAGATTTTACAACGAGCTTGTAATGCAAAAGGTGCAGACTTGGCAATTGATGGTGGGTTTGGTCCAGGTACAAAAGGAGCAATCAGTACATACAAACCATCAGTAGAAAGAGTTCGTTGTTATAGATTAAAACATTACTATGATTTAGTTAATAAAAAACCAGAACAAGAAAGATTTTTGTTTGGGTGGTTTAAGAGAGCATTGTCAGTCTAATGGCTGGAGATTGTTACGCGGCAAATGGTAGGTGGATGATTGGTAAGGATGATTCCTATCGATTAGTTCATGGTGTTGCAATTTTAGCATCCGATGGGAAACCATTTGGACATTGTTGGATTGAAAAGGGTGGTACGGTATTGGATTTCAGTAATGGAAAAGATATTAAAATTTCTAAAAAGAAATATTATGATTTAGGTGAGATACCAGTTAAACCATATAAACTTTATAAATACAAATATTTAGAGGCTGCAAAATTAATGGTAAAATTAGGACATTGGGGGCCGTGGGAATTAAAACCACCGAGATAAATTATGATTAAGTTAAAGAATATATTTAAAAATAGAAATCATTTTATGAATGAAATTTCATCTCGAGCTATGGCAAGTAATGATGAGGGAGAAAAGGATACAGGATTTCTACCAAAAAAAGGAATGAAGAGAGAATTGGGTGTGAATCAAAATAAACCTGAGCCTTGGTATGAAAAGGGTGGATATAAACAAATGGACTTTCCAGAATCAACTCAAATTTATGATAAGAAAGATAAGAAGACACCTATCGTACAGGTAATAAAAAAGATTACAAATACTGGTGATAAGTACGAGGGATTCCAATCAGATGCTGGGAGTTGGGATAAGTATGGAGATAAAGATTTTTCAACAGATTTTGATTTTGAAGATTTATTGAGGATGTATAAATGAAAACATTTCACATAGATGAACCGAGAGAAATCGGAAAGAAAAGATTAAAAATATCTTCAAGGGATAAGATGGAACTTAAAGATGATTTAACTGAAAGACTTGTAGTAAAGAAAATTAGAGAAATAATTAAACAAGAGTTAAAAAAATGACCCAATTAACAGAATGGTTAACCAAACCACTATTAGAAGGTATAGACTTACCAATTGAAATAGGTGATACCGTTAAAATGGGTAGATTTAAGAATAAAAAAGTTGTTGTTAAATCTATTGATTGGAATGAAAAGGGTGATTTACTTATCAATGGGAGACCTGCGTTAAAATTTAGAGTTGTTCAAAAACAACAAGAGAATATAAGTGAAAATAAAATAGTACTTAGAGTTCCAGGTGATATTAAAGGGTTGTATAGATTATTTAAGAAAAATAAAAAACAATTATATATCGTGGGTGGTGCAGTTCGTGATGCAATACTTGGTACGAGTCCAAAAGATTTTGATTTAGCAACTGATGCTAAACCAGATGAAGTATTGAAGATAGCAAAACAAGGTGGATTCAAAACATATGAGGTTGGTAAATCGTTTGGTGTAGTGGTAGTGGGTGGACATGAGATTGCAACCTTTAGAAAGGACATAGGTGGTGGTAGGAGACCCTCAGCCGTAGACTTTTCAGATATACAGGGTGATGTTAACCGTAGAGACTTAACAATTAATTCTTTATTTTATGATATAGAAAGAAATGAAGTAGTAGATTTAACTGGCGGATTAAAAGATTTAAAGGCAAAAATTGTAAAAACTGTTGGGAATCCAAAAAGAAGATTTGATGAAGACCCATTGAGAAAATTAAGAGCATTAAGATTTCAAGCAGTTATTGGTGGTAAGATGGATAAAGAAACAGAAATTGCTCTAATGAAGAATCCAAATTTAAAGGGTGTTAGTTATGAAAGAATTAGAGAAGAATTTGTAAAGGCTATCCAAAAAGGAAAATCATCAAAACAATTTATGGAATCGTGTGATAAGTTTGGATTTACAAAACAAATTTTTCCACGATTAAATATAACAAAACCTTATCCAAATGTCAAGGATCATATTTTATTTTTATCATTAATTTTAAGAAAGAATGATGTAACTAAGTTAGGTAAACTTTTAAATTCATTAAAGTATAGTGCTAAAGAAAGTAATAACATTCAGTTCTTAGTTTATCTGAATAACTTTAAACCAGAAAATATTTATATGGTTAAAAAAGCACAAGAGAAAACTTCCTTATCAGCGAAACAAATTATAGAGTATGGTAAGATGATTGGAAAAGATTTGAAGAAGTTGGCTAGTTTTAAGTTATCCGTAAAGGGTGGTGGACAAGAATTTGTTGGATTGAAAGGTAAACAAATTGGTGATAGGATTAGAGATTTAGAAAAGAAAAAGTTTTTAGGTGAGATAGCAGTACCATCACCAAGTAGGGCAGGTATAAATAAAAACAAAACTGATAGAATGAGTGGTTATAAAAAAGTAGAAGAAATTTTAACAGAAGTGGATATTACACCACATCACATACAAATGTTAAGAACAATGTATGCATCTGTTAAAATGATAAATCCATCAGGAAGTGCATATAAAAATTTAATTTCTTATTTAGACAATATGACAAGAAGAAATTTACAAAAAATATCAAGAGCTAAAATAAAATGGTTATCACCATTAGCAAAAAATAGGTTAAAATTTGCAGAAAATCTTGAAAAAACGCTTGACTTATATAGTAAAAATGTTGTATATTCCAGTATGGAAGATTGGGATACTACAACCATTTCCGAACAAAAGATTAAAAGGGTAGTGGGTATTTATGGTGGACGGTTTCAACCGTTTGGGCCCCACCATTTGAAAACCTTTAAGTGGTTACAATCCAAAGTGGATGATGCATATATTGCAACATCTAACATAAAAAAGTTACCACGACACCCAATGAATTTTGCGGAAAAGGCAAGACATATGGCAAAAATGGGAGTACCTAAAAATAAGATTGTTTTAGAGAGAATACCATTAGTTGCAAAAAACATACTTAAAAAGTATGACCCTGAAACTACTGCTGTTGTTTATATTTTTGGTAAAAAAGATGCAGGTAGATTAAAAGGTGGAAAGAAAACAGATGGTGGTTTAACTTATTTCCAAGATTTTAAAAAGAATAAACGAAATCTAAAAGGGCATGAGGAACATGGTTATTATTTAGTTGCACCGCATGTTAGTATGAGTGTTGGTGGGAAAGAGGTTTCAGGTACTTCAATGAGAAATGTTTTAGGTAGTCCTAAACTCGATGATAAGATAAGACCAAAAGTATTTAAAAAGTTATTTGGATACTTCAATCAAGGTACTTATAATATGATGACAAATAAATTCTCTAAGTTGTTTGAATTTTATAATAAACCATCAGTAAAAGATATAATAAAAGAAGTAAGTGCACTTGGAGCACATTTTGATGCGGGTATATTAGATGATGAGGGATTGTATGATTTCTTTAATTCATTTGATGATTATAAAAGAGTATCACCAAAACATGCAGAAATTTTAGGATGGGAAGTAATTGGTGATATTGTAGATTATAAAAGAGCAACCGACCCAGCTTATGATTTTCAATATGTACAAGATAGAGTGGGTACTGTAACATTTGGAAAAACAATAAACCAAAATACAAGAAATACTGATAGTGTGAGTAATCCATTTCCAAAGTATAAAAAACACATGCAACAAATGGCAGATAAAATGGGTTGGGAAATAATTAAATTCTTTGGTAATAATAAACACAATAAGATGAAAGATTCACATACCTTTGATATGAAAGATGTCAAAAAAGGTGTGGAAAAAATTAAAAAATTACAAGACCAAATAGATATAACAAACGATACAAAGGAGTTACTACTTATGGGCGGAGCCTATGGACACATGAGTCATCCATTCGATGATAATAATCTTACATTTTCAGACTTGAAACAGATAGTTATTAATGGGTTAGGTGGAACACTTGATAGAGAAGATGGAGTTACAGAGAAACTTGATGGACAAAACTTAATGGTAAGTTGGGTTGATGGTAAGTTAAGAGCAGCTCGTAATAAAGGGCATTTAAAAAACTTCGGTAAAACTGCACCAACCACGAGTGGAATAAAATCTATGTTTAGTGGTAGAGGTGAGATTGAAAAGGCTTTTGTGGGGGCAATGAAAAATTTAGAAAAAGCCATTGGAAGTTTAAATGATAAACAAAAAGATAAAGTTTTTGGAAATGGTAGTAAATGGATGAATTTAGAGGTTATGTATCCTAAAACTGCAAATGTAGTTGATTATGATATTGCAGAAATAGTATTTCATGGTACATTAGAATATGATGAAAGTGGAAAACCCATTGGACAACCAAAAGATAGTGCTAGAATGTTACAAGGTATGATTAAACAAATGAATCAACATATACAATCAATGTTTAGAATAGGAAAACCAAATTTTCTTACTGTACCCAAACATCAAGATTTTGGTAGAATGAAAAATAAATTTTTAGGACAATTGAAGAAATTACAATCACAATATGCATTGAAAGATAACAGTAGGTTGGGTGAATATCACGAAGCATGGTGGAGAGAATATGTATTCAATGCATCTAAACAATTTAAGGTTAGTTTGAAACCAAATCAATTTGTTAGTTTGGTTAATAGGTGGGCATTCTTTGATAAGTCATATAAGATAAGAGATATTAAAAAAGATTATAAAGATAATCCTAAATTTTTAGATTGGATATTAAGTACGGATAAGATGGATCACCAAAATATTTTTAAACAAAATATAAAACCATTTGAAATATTATTCTTTGGTGTTGGTGCGGAAATATTAAAAAATATTAGTGGGTGGATGGCAGCTTCACCAAGCGCTACCACACAAAAATTGAGAAAAGATGTTATCAAAGCATTCAAGGATTTACAGAGTGGTGGTAATGTAAATAAATTAAAGAAATTAAAAATACAAATTGAGAAACTACAGGCAATCGGTGGATTAGATGCGATAGTTCCAAGTGAAGGTATTGTTTTCAAGTATAAAGGAAAGATATATAAGTTCACAGGAGCATTTGCACCAATCAATCAGATACTCGGTAGTTTGAAATTTGGATAGGAGTTACGATGGCAGGATATAGTAAAGAGGCAGTAAGACAGAATGAAGTATTAAAAGATTTATTATCAGGTAAGGAACATAAAAAATCTTATGTACAAGTAGGTTACGAGGGCAAGGTAGAAGATAAAGGTGGAGAAACTCGTCAAGGAAAATTAACAGACATCATGAAAGATGTTAGAATGCCTTGGTTTTGTCCATCATGTAAAAAGGCAATGAAGAAAAAACTTGATAACAAGTTTTGGGCAATTGCAGGACATTGTTTTGATTGTCATGTCGAGATGGAAAACAAACTTCGTATGAAGGGGGATTATGAACAATATGCTAAGAAGAAAATTAATGAGAATAAAAAAGCTTATTTAACAGATTTAAAACAGAGTATTGATGAGTTTGAAAAAACAGGTGGTAAAGCAGAGTTTTTCAATAGTGTTGGTGTAGTTGATATCGAACTTGAAAAAGAAAAATGGGAAATGGGAGAAGACCAATTCAATACAGTTATTGAAGAGGCCCGAGCATATATAAATAAATTAGAAAAGGCTATAGATGAAGAAACAACGGAACTTGATCCTGCCTGAGGATTTAATTATTGAGATAATGGGAATGGTTTCCCAGTTAGGTAATGTTGCTGCAGAGTATCATATGAAAATTAATAATAATGAGACTGAAGAAGTAACGAGAGTATATAGAAAGATTTTAAAAAAGTTGATGGATTTAACAGAACACGATAAAACTGGATATTTATCATTAGAAGAAATTTGTAATGAATATGGCATAATACTACCAAGTAAAGGAGAACACAATGGGAATCATTAATTGGATTCTTGAATTTCTTTTTGGCGGAAAGAAAAAAGAAGAAGTCAAAAAGTTAGACAAGGCAATAAAGGTAAAAGAGACTGAAAATAAAGAACTTGAAAAACAAGTTACAGTACTTGAATCTAAGAAAAAAGTTAACAAAAAAGAAGTGGCAACACTTAAACGGAAGGTAACTACTACAAAGAAACATATTGTTGAAGCTAAGAAAGCTGTTGAATTTGATGACAGCGACGAAGCTTTAAAATATTTGAAGAAATTTTCCAAGTAGTATATATTTATATATATGAGATATATTATATACATATTACTATTAGTTGGGTTTCTTTATGGACAATCTGAAGAAAAAACTATATCTGTACCTAAATCGGATGTAATTGAGTGGGCAAACAAACTCAAACAATACGAAACATCGGATAGTTTACAAACAAGTTTAATTTCAGATTTAGAACTTCAAGTTAAAAAGTTAGAAGAAAATTCTACTTTAGATTCTTTGATAATTTCAACGAGAGTACATCAAATTGATTTATTAAAAGAAACTACTGAACTTTATAAAGAGAAAGTAAAAGTTGTCAAACCTAAATGGCATGAGAACAAATGGTTATGGTTTACTTATGGAGTAGTGGCCACTTCAACATCAGTCTGGTTAACAGGTCAGCTAGTAGGCGAATAATGGCACAACAAATAAAAGAAGTAATTAAACAAGAGTATGTAAAATGTGCTCAAGATCCTGCATATTTTATGAAGAAGTATTGTGTGATACAACATCCAATACAAGGTAAAATACCATTTTCTTTATATGATTTTCAGGAAAAGACTGTAAATGAATTTCAAGAAAATAGATTTAATATTATCTTGAAGGCAAGACAACTTGGTATCAGTACATTAACTGCTGGATATTCTTTATGGTTGATGACATTTCATCAAGACAAGAATGTGTTGGTTATTGCTACAAAACAAGAAGTTGCTAAAAACTTAGTAACAAAAGTTAGAGTGATGCACGCAAATCTACCGAGTTGGTTGAAACAAAAATGTGTAGAGGATAACAAGTTGAATCTACGATATATGAATGGTTCACAGATTAAGGCAGTTTCTTCAGGACCCGAAGCAGCTCGTTCAGAAGCATTATCATTATTGATATTGGACGAGGCAGCATTTATTGATAAGATTGATGAGATATGGACTGCTTCACAACAGACATTGACAACGGGTGGTAGTTGTATTGCACTCTCTACACCTAATGGTGTTGGTAATTGGTTTCATAAACATTGGGTTGAGGCAGAAGAAGGCAGTGGAATGTTTAATTTTATTAAATTACATTGGACGGTTCATCCAGACAGAGAACAAGAGTGGAGAGATGAACAAGATACACTATTAGGAATACAGAGTGCAGCACAAGAATGTGATTGTGATTTTATAACTTCTGGTACTTCTGTTATTGATGCATTGATATTAGATAAATGTAGAGAAACTCAAGTGAAAGAACCAATTGAAAAACGAGGGATTGATAGTAATTGTTGGATATGGGAACCGCCTAATTATACAAAAACTTATGTGGTAACGGCAGATGTTGGTCGTGGTGATGCAGCAGACTATAGTGCATTTCATGTTATGGATGTAGAAAAAGTAGAACAAGTGGCAGAGTATAAAGGTAGGATTCCTACAAAAGATTTTGGTAATATGTTGGTTAGTATTGCAACAGAATATAACGATGCTTTACTAATTATAGAAAACAATAACATTGGTTGGGCAACCATCCAACAAGTAATAGATAGGGATTATCCTAATCTATTTTATACGAGTAAAGATTTAAGATATATCGATATTGCTCATCAAATGAACAATCGATTTAGAAGTGAAGAAAAGAAAATGGTGGCTGGATTTTCAACCACTATGAAAACTCGACCTTTGATTATTGCAAAGTTAGAGGAATATTTTAGGGATGAATCAGTAGTGGTTCGTTCCAGTAGATTAATAGATGAATTATTTACATTTATTTATTTAAATAATAGAGCAGAAGCAATGAGAGGTTACAATGATGACTTGGTAATGTCTTTTGCTATAGGTTTATGGGTTCGTGATGCTGCATTGAGATTACGAACAGAAGGAATTGAGTTAACAAAAAAAACACTTGATAGATTTCAAGATGTTGATGGACTATACACTCCCGAAGACAATGATAATGGTGAATGGGAATGGGAAGTAGGCCACGAAAGAAAAAAAGAGTCTTTAAAATGGCTCTTATAACTAACAAAGAGGTAAAAAATGGCAGATAAATCATTATTTAGTAGATTACAACGATTATTTAGTACAAATGTAATTGTAAGAAATGTTGGTGGTAAGAAACTAAAAATAGCCGATACAGAACAAGTTCAATCACAAGTGAAATCACATTTGGTTGATAGATATTCAAAACTACATAGTGGATTGGATATGGCGAATAGTGGATATTCCACATTTGCACAAATACAGGCTGCACGATTGGGTTTATTTAAAGATTATGAAACGATGGAGTCAGATTCAATTATTGCATCTGCACTCGATACTTATGCAGATGAATCAACAATGAAAAGTGCGTATGGAGAATCGTTAGAAATACAAAGTGATAATGATCAAATAAAACAAATACTACATAACTTATTCTATGACATTATGAACATAGAATTTAATCTATGGCCGTGGGTAAGAAATATGTGTAAGTATGGAGACTTCTTTTTGTACTTAGATATTAGTGATAAGTATGGAATACACAATGTAGTTCCAATGTCAGCTTATGAAATTCTTCGAGTAGAAGGCGAAGACCCAGAGAATCCTTATTATACTAAATTCTATTTAGAAGCAATGGAACAAGCACATCCTTATTTTGCTCGTTCAACTACAAATAAAAAGATTGAATTTGAGAATTTCCAAATTGCTCACTTCAGATTAGCCAATGATAGTAATATGTTACCGTATGGTAAGTCAATGGTAGAAAGTGCTCGTAAAGTTTGGAAACAAATTACATTGATGGAAGATGCTATGTTGATTCACAGAATCATGAGAGCACCAGAGAAGAGAGTATTTAAAGTTGATATTGGAAACATTCCACCAAATGAAGTTGATAATTATATGCAACGAATAATCAACAAGATGAAGAAGACACCTTTTATGGATGACAATACTGGTGATTATAATTTGAAATTTAACATACAGAATCTAACAGAAGATTTCTTTATGCCAGTTCGTGGTGGTGATAGTGGAACATCAATTGAATCATTACCAGGAATGCAATATGAAACTACAGAAGACATTGAGTATTTAAAAAATCGTATGTTAGCAGCTTTAAGAATACCAAAAGCATTCTTAGGATATGAAGAAAGTCTTGGTAGTAAAGCAACACTTGCCGCAGAAGATGTTAGATTTGCAAGAACAATTGAGAGAATTCAAAGAATTGTAACAAGTGAATTGACGAAGATTGCAGTTGTTCATTTATACGCACAAGGATATACAGATGAAGAATTAGTAAACTTTGAATTGAAATTAACTAATCCATCTACAATTTATGAACAAGAGAAGATTGAATTGTGGAGTAATAAAGTTAATTTAGCTCGTGATGTAAAAGACAATAGTTTAATGTCAAGTGATTGGGTGTATAAAAATATTTTCAATTTTACATCAAAAGAACAAGAACAACTTGAAAAAGAATTAGTGGATGATCAAAAAACTAAATTTAGATATTCACAAATAGAACAAGAAGGTAATGATCCTGCAGCTAGTGGTGATTCAGTTGGAACACCAAGTGATATGGCTGCAATTGGATTGGGAGCCGATGATGAGGCAGAACCACCTGAAACATTAGCAGGTTCTATCTTTGATGATGAAGGTGGGGCACCTGAAGGTGGATTTGAGGGTGCAGGAAGACCAAAAGAAGTAACTAAATATGGTAAAGATGGTAGTGCAAGAGGACGAGATCCACTTGGTAGACCAAAAATACCTATGGCTTTAGCTCATTTTGATAGATTAAAAAAATCTTTTGGGAGTAAAGCGAGAGAAATATTAAAAGAAACAATTGAAAGTGAAGAAATAGATAAAGAATATAAAGATTTTACGGAAGATAAATAACGATTATTTGAAGTTTTTATATTTATTTATGTATAAACTTATCATGAATGGAGTGTTTGATGAATTATAACAAGAAGCACAGTAAAATAAAAAATACTGGAATTCTTTTCGAATTGCTGACTCGCCAAATAACTGTTGATGTACTAAATGATACAAAAGACAGTAAGGCAGTTAGTATTTTAAAAGAAACATTTAAACCAAATACAGAACTTGGTAAAGAGTATGAACTTTACAAGATTTTGTCAGAAAAGACATATAAAACTACTGAGCAAGCAAATATTTTGCTTTCAGCAGTAATAAAAAGTCGTAGGCATTTATCAAATCGTAAATTACGAAATGAAAAATATAATTTGATTAAAACGGTTAAAGAAAGTTATAACGCTGCTGACTTTTTCAATACACGAATACCAGGATATAAACTTTTGGCTTCAATTTACAATGTATTTGAAGGTGAATCTTTAAAAGAGAAAATATCTCCTGTAGAAGAAACTGATAGTAAAGTAACAATTATAGAGAACATCACTAAAGTCAGACGCACTAAGAGGGTTAAAGATGGTGTTCAAGAGGACTTAAATAAACAAGATAAAGATTTAAGGTTGTTAACTTATCAACTATTGGTTGATAAATTCAACAAAAAGTACAGCACTCTAAATGAAAATCAGAGAAATTTGCTTAAAGAGTATATAAATAATTTATCAAACACTAACTCTTTGCGCGAATTCATAGATACTGAAGTTATTAAAATTAAAAAAACCTTAAAATCACACTTACGAAAAGTTGATGATAAGATTACTAAAATTAAATTAACCGAAGCAATAACTCATACAGATACTGCAACAAAAGGAATTCATGTAAAAGATTCTAATGTTGTTTCATTGATGAGATATTATGAATTGGTAGGGGAGTTAGATAATGTCCATAAAAATAAATAGAAAAAAGTTTACGGAATTACTTCGTACTTTAATTAAAAAAGAAATAAAAGAAGCCTCAACAACTGCAACCGCTGGTGGAGAATATGATACACCAAACGCATTTCAATCTAAAGGTAATGAAAAAAGAAAAAAGATTGCAAAGACAGGAACAGATTTTAAAGTTGTAGAGGGAAAGTGGGCAGTTACTGTTGATGGTGTAGGTAAAATTATTGTAGATGCACAAGGTAAAGGACAAGCAAAAACAGTTGTTGCGAGAAGTTTGAAAAAAGGTATGAAGGGTATTACAAAAGTATCACGAGTACAAACTGCATTCGGTAAACAACTTGATAAGAAAACCGAAATAAAAGAAGCTCGGTATACAAAATATCGTAACGATGAATCCTTAACACCAAAACAAAAGATTGGCCGTTCAATGAGAGAAGTTCGTAATTCATTAAGTGGATTAAGTAAGTTAATCGATATGAATGTTAAATTAAAAAATGAGTTAAAGATAGATTCAAAATCATATTGGAAGAACACACATAAAGCAATGAGTAAAATTTCAGAACGATTGGTTAAATTAGCTAATAAAGTTGGGAAATTACAATGAAACAAAACGACAAATATTTAAAAGAAGGACTTGATATTCTGAATAGAGACTTTGGTTCACCATTAGTTACTCTTGAAGATACAATGAAAGCTCACAAATTAAAAAAAGAAGGTGGGCCAGGAAGTGGACGACCAACCAAAGATGGTTCAGCAAAAGATATCGAAAAGAAAGCTATGAAAGCTGCTGATGATGCAAACGCTAAAATGGACAGAGATGAAAAAGAAATGGAACGAAAAGCTAAAGAACAGGCGTTCAAAGATATGGAAAACGAATCTATAACAGAAGGCCCCGATGATGTAAAATTTGCAAAAAGAGCTTTATCAAAAATAGTAAAAACTGAACAAAAATTTAGAAAACAAATGTATGATTTAGAACAAGTATTTCTTCAAGACCCCAATTCAACAAATAAGGCATTGGCTAAAGAAATAAAAAAGTCTTATAAATCTGGGGTAACAGCATATATGAGAGATAGTGTTCTAATGGTCAAGAGGATGAAATAAAATGAGAGAACTATTAGTAGATTACATTCCGTTTGAAGTATCAAAGCACCAAGTTAACGAATCATTAAAAGAAAATGATGGTAAGTTGGTAGTTAAAGGAGTATTACAAAGGGCAGATGCAAAGAACCAAAATGGTAGAGTGTATCCGAAAGATATTTTAACAAGAGAAGCAAAGAATTACTCTGAGGGATATGTTAAACAAAAAAGAGCACTTGGTGAATTAGACCACCCAGATAGTTCAGTAGTAAATTTACAGAATGTATCTCACAATATTACTGAGATGCATTTTGAAGGTGATAATCTATTGGGAACAGTAGAAATATTAACTACACCAAGTGGAAATATTTTAAGAGAATTATTTAAAAATGGAATAAAATTAGGAATCAGTTCTCGTGGAATGGGTTCTGTAGAGGCAGTGCATGAAGATGATAATGACCAACCAATGTTAAAGGTAGGGAAAGATTTTGAATTAATAGCATTTGACTTCGTATCAAATCCATCTACACACGGTGCATTTATGTATCCATTGAGTGAGAATGTTGATAAAACTCAAGGTAGAACTTGTGGTTCGTATTGTAAAGCTGAAGATATAATTAATAAAATAATCCGAGGCGAATAACATGCCTGCCAAATCTAAAGCCCAACAACGATTCATGGGAATGGTTCATGCGGTTCAGAAAGGTGAACTCTCACCATCCAAAGTTTCTGATAAAGTTAAAGATGTTGCCGATAATATGTCTGATTCAGATGCAGAAGATTTTGCATCTACTAAACATAAAGGTAAACCAGAAAAAGTCGCAAAAGAAGTAATCAGAAAAATTCGTGAAGTACTTAAACCAATTGTAAGAGAGAGTTATGCAAGTATGTTTGGTGAGTTCACAAAAGATATGAGATCATCTTATGAGGTTCAGGCAGCAAAAGAATTGGCAGATGAATATGATATCGGTAAAGTATTGTATGTATTTAGAACAAATCCAAGAGCGTTTGATAAAGCAATTAAAGATAAAATGAAAGAAATGAAAACATTTAATAAGGCTAAAAAATTAAAAGAAGCAGTCAAAGACCCGAAACTTAAAGTTGGACAAAAGATTAGACACAAGAATGACCCACGAAAATTATATACATTGAAAAAAATTACACATGGTAATCGTGGAATACCTGAAGACCCAGCAGGAACAAGTTATATGTTTGTTGCACCAGGTAATAGAAAAGAATTTCATACAAAGAAAACTTGGGCTCAAGCATTAAAGAAGAAATGGATTATACCTGAAGGTAAAAGAGCAACTAAAGGTTTTCAAAAAGCATTTAAAACTCGTAAATCATTTCTTGAAGCAATGTCAGACTTCAGAAAGAAGTTGGGTGATATGGGAACAGACCCAAAGATATTTAAATTAGAGGGTGAACTATATAAATTTGAAGTAGAGTTTCAAAAGAAATCAGCAAAACTATTTGATTTTATGAATAAACTTTCAAAGAGTCCTATAACTGAAGGTAAGATAAACGAAATAGATTATGAAAATGTATTTGCTGATATTGGTGATAAGTTACATTCTTTTCAAACAAAAGTTGTTAAACCAGGTATGAGAGTTTATAATAAAGGTAAAGCAAAATTTTATATGAGAGACCTTTATAAGAGTCTTGAAAAGTGTGTTGATTTATGTGATATGATGAATTTAGCGGCAAACGAATCAGTAAAAGAAGCTAAAATCTTTTCCGATGATTGGAATTTAACTAAAAGAGTAACATCAAATTTTATTAAACAGAATCTTAAATCAGTAGACAATTCTA